TTATTCTTCTTTTTTCTTTAAATGGAGCAAGTAGCCACTGACAAGAATGAACATGCTAGCAATGATGAGATTGCTTTGGCTTTCTTTATTTCCAGTTTGAGGAAGTTGAGTTTTTTTAGCAGTGTTCATCATTTGAGGTTGAGGAGTGTAGCGTAGGGTTGTAGCTTGACCAGCCTGAGGTTTTTGATTGATGATTTCAACAACTTCAGTAGAAGGTTTTTGTTCTTTCTCAAGATCTTTCAGTTGAGCTAATTGACTGCCAAAGATAGCATTGGATACCCAACGGTAGAAATGAATAGTATGCAGACGATTAGTTGGATTTCCAGCATAGATGAACATAGGTTGGTCTTTATAGCTACCGGAAATCGCAACAATTTTATTAGCTAAGTTTTCATTTCCTGGCCACCACCCGGCAATGTAGTAGTCGCTACCTGCAATTGTTGCCAAAGTCTTGAAATTGGCAGGAACCTTGGCAATCCAGTTTCCAGAATTAGAATAGAAGAGATCATTCTTCTTATAGCCACTAGTCAATGGATCTTTATCGTCTATAATAGCCTTCATCAGCCCTTCAAAATCGCTGCCGCCAGAGAATCTTTCCGCATCAAATCCATCTAGAACACCGAGTTTTTCAAGGCGTTGCATAGCAGAGCCGCCCACTACAATCGTTGGTTTGCGACCAAGGATAGACTTGTCAAACTTGTTACTTTCAAGGACGATGACATCAGCTTCCTCAGGTGTATCGACAATATCAAAGCCTAGATTTTTCAGTGCCAGAGCGGTATGAGCAGGTGAGTCCACTCCTGCCCAGTAAAATTGATGAGGAGGTGCATAGACCTTCAGTGCTTTCAAGCTTGGCCCTTCCGGAACCTTATACAAGGCATCTCCATAAATAGCATAATCACCTAAGAGATTTGCAAAGGTTGATGTATCAACGATATAGCCATCTTCTGTCAGATAGACCTTCTTACCTTGGCGAATGGCTTGGTTGACAGCTTTGACTGCGCTGTCAGATGTATTAGCGATGACATAGTAAGGTGCTGAGTAGTTGATATCGCGCGTCCGAGTAGCACGGAGAGCAGTGACTTCACCGAGTTTGCCATCAAAGAGTTTATCTTTAAAGATAGGCTCAGCTTTAAAGCCTCTCATATCTGGGAAGTTTACCAAAAGTTCAGCATACATGGCAGCCCAGGCAGATTCGTTTGATCCTTTGTAGAGGATATGGTTGGCATAGCCGCGCTTAGCTTGAGCCATATCGACAACCAGGTCGCCCTTCTTATAGTTGCCAACATCTTCCTTCAATTCTTGAATGACAACACCGTTTCTCTTGAAGTATTCAATCATATTAAAGGCTTGTTGGGAATCATTGTCTTTGTCGAGACCCATAGGGATGACATAATAGTCAGGGAAGAATTTTTTCTGACCGTTTTTCACCCGTCCAACAACCTTGCCGTCAGGTCCGACCAACTCATTTTCAGCTTTTGGATCTTCAACCTTGTTGATGCCACGGAGATAGAAGTTGAGGCGCATTTCCATGAGCTTGTCAGGGTTTTGGGACAGGTAAGAGATACCTCCAAGGACGGCGTGATAGCCAGCCTTATAGGATTCCTGATTGCCCTCAGGGATTTCAATGGTATGACCTAATATGCCGTGGTACATGGCATAGACACCAGTGTAGCCTGAGAAGGAGTCATCCCAGCCATCGCCCCAGTCTAGTTTAGGGATGATATAGCTGTCATACTTAGAGTTAGCGACGCCGGCACGTCCCATGTGGTGGGCGTTTTCCAACATATTTTTTGACAGAAGGTCATATTCAAAGTTTGGATCGTGCGGCGGTGTCGCTGGCTCGATCAAGAATTCTTTAACGAATCCATGAATGTCATAAAGAGCAATTGGATTCCATTTGTTAATGAGTCCAGCTACAATACGGGTTTCTGGGTTGGCCTGATAGCTAGTGTCGCGGTTTGGATCAATTCCGTTGGCAAGAGCACGCGTATTGGCAACATCTCCGTCAGGATTTTCAGTAAAGTCAAAGAGGAAAATGAATTTCTTGAGGAGTTCTTTGACATTGAGGGTGATATTTTTAGCAGCACCGTTAGCATCAGTTGTTTGGAAGGAAATTTGCTCCTTGGTTGCAAAAGTATTGAAGAGTCCAGTGATGATGTCGATGGCTGGCTGTTCGTCAGCATGGGTGTTATTGATAAGGACTGGAAGTTTGTAGTCCAGCGTACCATTTTTCAGAGCAGCCAACATTTCAGCTGGTTTAGTAAGGGCGACTTTATTGGTTGTATTGAGATAGTCGTCAATGCTCTTTTGGTCGGAGCTGATGATACCGAGCTTGATATCACGACCTTGAGCACTGCTACCAATTGTTTCGATTTGAACCAGCCGGTCTTTTTTAGCATCTTGTCGGCTCTTTTCGATAGCTGCCAGCATTTCATCGTGGGTATGGAAATCTTCGTAAGGACGAAGGACAATATTCTTGCGAATAGTCAGGCCAAGATCTTCGCTAGTTCCGACTAATTCATGAGTTCCCATAAAGCTGCGGTAGGTCCTACGGATATTGTTCGGTGTCCGCAGGCTTAAGTCTTGCCCAAATAGTTCATTAAATTTGAGGGAAACTTTTAGGTCATTTCCATCAGCTTTTTCCTCTACAGTGACAAATGGGTCGCCAGAGAAGGTGCCCTCATCCATTTTCCAAGTTTTCCACTCGCTAATCGGCTTGTTGTCTAGTGTCCAAGTGATTTTACCAGCTTGAGCGCCCTGTTCTTGAATAGTTTCTTCAATGCTGGCTTTTTCGGACATGTAAACCTTACTGTCAGCAAGCTGAAGCTTGTTTTCTTGGGTGCTAGCTGCGCGGACTTCTGTGTTAGCCGTGGTGTCCAGTTTTTGGCTAGCATCAGCTGTTTTTTCCTCTAGGGCTGTGGAAGGAAGACTTGGAGCCTTGCTGTCGGCAGCTTCAGATGGCCTACTTTTATCTAGTGGCTCAGCTTGTGGAATAGTAGAAGTTTCTTCAGCTTTCTCTGTACTTGCAGGCTTAGGTTGTTCCACAAGAGTACTGATTTTGCTGCTGTCTTGCGGAGGTTCAGCAGAGTTAAGCGTATCAGCTGCCGCATTTCCTTGAGCTAAAACGGCTAATAGAACCGCAGCAGATAGGCTGAGGGCTTGAGTATATAAGCGTTTCTTATAAGAATTTTTCATAAGAAACCTCCTTTTTAATGTGTTCTTTAAGTTTAGTATAACAGAGTTTGAAACCGTTTACAAACAAAAACATAGATAAAAAACAAACTTCTAACAAAAAAGAGAGATGTGTGTAATTTCTGAAGAGCATCTGAAGCTGATATCGAGAGAGCCATTTTTAGTGGGATGTTGCCAATATTTGAATCAATTATTTTTTAAAAATGGCTTGCAAGATTCGCAGGTTGGATTTCTGCAAATTCATGCAAAAACCAAGCATTTATGCTACAAAATCAGTATGCAGCTCTAAATGCTTGGTATCACTGGTTTAAATACATATTTGATTTTATTGACTACGTTACTGACTACGTTATTTAGCAATCATAAAGTCGATAAATTTTTCAACCAAGGCTACTCGCTGGCGCTGATTGATATGAGTGTAGAGATCAAGGGTGATCTTGATGTTACTGTGACCAAGTCGGTCAGAAATGATCTTAGGTTCTATACCTGCTTCAAAGAGCAGGGAAGCGTGAGTATGGCGAAAGCCATGGATGGTGATAGGTTTTAAATTATGTTTTTTGATAATTGATTTTAAGTTATTTTCTGGATAGGTTGCTTTAAACCAGTGGCAGCGGCGGTCTGTGAAAATGAAATTTTCATCACCAAAATATTTTTTTCCTCGGCTAAAATACATCTTTTTTTGTTGATGCTTCCAGCATTTCAATTTTTCCACTGTCATATAGTCGATCGAGATGACTCTTTCGCTGGCAGTCGTTTTTGGCGTCTGAAAGGACCTTTTACCGTTTAATCTTACGAATGTACGATTAACGTAGAGCAAGCCAGCATCAAGGTCAATATCGCTCCACTTTAATGCTAAAGCTTCGCCTCGTCGCAATCCAGTATAGGCTAAAAGCCAAAAAAAGATATAAAGGCCAGGCGATTTATTATTTTGGCAGCATGCCAGGAATTTTTCGAGTTCTTCTTTTGTGTAAAAATTATCTGGTTTGTCTTTCGGCTCCTGCTTTGGCTTTACTATCCGCTCAAGCGGATTGCGTTCAATGACATCCATCATAACCGCAAATTTAAAAATACGATTGATAACGCTGAGATAAATGCTGTACTTTGCATATTTTTTACTTAACTCAATAGCAACTTTTTGGCAATAGGCTACGCTGATATCTTCAATCTTCATTTTTTGGAAGTATCGGCTCGAAATGCTGCTATACAAGGAATATATATTTTGAAAAGTAGTGGGTTTAACTGTCGTTTGATAGTTCTCCAGCCACATCTCAGCTATTGCCTGGAATGTGTAGGAAGGCTTGATCTGATCTTCCAATCCATGCTCCTCAACTTGGATTTGAAGAAGTGTTTCGGCTTTTCTAGCTTCCTTAGCGGTTTTAAAACCGCGTCGTGTAGTCCGCCTTTGCTTTCCTGTCAAGGGGTCAATCCCTAGATAGGTCTGTAACATATAGCGAGTCTCCCCGCTCTTTGTAGTATATTTTTTTATCATCTTTTCTCCTTTCGTGCTTGCCCGCATAGTTGAGAGAAGGAATGATTTATGATATACTATACCTGTATATTTTTTTATCAGACCATCACCTTGGCTACTCGGTGATGGTTTTTTTATTTATCAAAATTTAACAGTGGTTTCTACTGGTTCAAACTTTAAATCAAGGTTATCTGGAGAGTAAATGTAATTATAGAGCATGCGAACACTATCTGTCTCCTCTTTACCGATATAATATACAGTAATCAAATCTTTAAGAGTTGCTTTAGAAAACACCTGAGGAGTAGCTGAATTGAGGTATTGTGATGGGATTTGTTGCCCATTTGAGAGCACGAGTCCTACAGGAGATAGATTTGCTACTGTTACATCATTTTGGTTTTCAAAATCTGTTGTAATTTGGATGATGTATCCTTCATTTTCTTGAGTTTGTAATTGTGATTTTACAGTTTCATCAATTTTAGAGACTTTGATGAGTCTTACAACTTTTATTAAACCTTTTACGTTGTTACCAAAATCAACCTCTTGATTAGGATAAGCAATTTTTGCAAGTTCTACAGTCCCAAAAGTTGGGTCTGAAATCTTCTGTCCAACTTTTGTCAATTTATTAGGTGATTCTTTCTGCTTTTCTTGAGAGGAAGACGACTGAGAAACTTTCTCAGTATGTTTGGCATCACTCTCTTTAACAGAGCTTGCAGTACATGCCATCAAAGCAAAAGCAGAAAGAAAGCTAGCAGTCAATAATAGGATCTTTTTCATAAAGTTTCTCCTTTTTACATAATCACATTTCCGATAATTTCGATGCTATCATCAGGATTTAGGATGATATCATCATACTGTGGATTTAGCGAGATCAATCTCACTTCAGCGCCTCTACGATAAAGTTTTTTGATATAAGCGCTGTCGTTTACGATAATGATAACAATACTACCGTGGTAAACTTCAGGTGTCTTTTTGACGAAGACCACATCACCATCATGGAACATTGGTTCCATAGAGTTACCATTAACTCGCAGAGCTATATCATGATTCGGAACTGGGACCGGGTATTTAATTGTTTCAACTGGTTCATCAGATACCCAAACACCAGTCCCCGCAGAAACTTCGCCATATAAACCAACATCTTCAAACTCATCTCCCAAAGTCTCATAGAGATTTTGGGCTTTTTGGATTTCATCCAACTTGACAATATTTTGATTACGGAGTTGGCGATTCATACTGCGTCGTACTTCCTCTTGTCGCTCTGGAGAAAGTTTTCTGTAAATATCAGTTACATTTGTAAAACGTTCGTCTATGGTCGGAAGCTCACGACCTCCATTTTCTTGTTCTGAGAGCTGGTCTTCGCAGTATTCGAGGACTTTTTCTTGTCGTTCCTCTACCAACTTAGATGCAGTTGCAGTGATGTGATCAATAGTAGATGTCTCCTGTCTATTTTCTACTAAATCTGACTTACTTATACCAAAATAGTTTGCCATCATTTCGATTTTATCAATGCGTGGGTATGTTACTGCATTAGCCCAATCTCTAACGGTAGAATAACTTACACCCAATTCCCTAGAAAAATCTTTAACATTTAACCCTAAACGGTCTAGGTATTTCCGAATATTGGAAGCCATGACTTCTTTATTACCAAGAGAGCTCTTCATTTTATGCCCTCCTTTCTTTTTATATTACAATAATACGATTAAACCGTGTTTTTGTCAAGAAAAACAAGGAAAAATGAAAGAAAATAAGTTTTTGTGTTGACAAACACGGTTTATCCGTGTTAGAATTAAGATGTGCTTAAGGAAAACTAACACAGAAGGAGGTATGCTATGCCAGAATGGACATTAAAAACCTTAAGAATTAGAAATAACCTAACTCAGACCGAGGCTGCTGAGAAATTGGGAATTTCACCGGCAAAATTAAGTAACTGGGAAAAATCGAAAACATTTCCGAATGTTCCCGAGATTATTGAGATCGAGAAGTTATACGGTATCAGCTATGCTGATATTAAATTTTTGCCCAACTAACACGGTTTAACCGTATTTATAAAACTACGCTTGCCCGCATAGTTGAGAGAAAGGAGAAAAATAGAAAGGGAGAGTATGCAGGAACTAACATTATCAGAGAATTTAGCTCAAATTGAACTGGAAATCAACCATCACAAGCAGATTGCTGGTCAGTCTATTTGGGAAATTGGCAGACGATTAAACCACGTAAAAGAAAACGACTTAGCCCATGGCCAGTTTATGTCGTGGCTGGAAAAGGTTGAAATAGACCATACTTCAGCTAAACGAATGATGAAAATTGCTAAAGAATTACCAAATAGTGCAACGTTGCACCATTTAGGAACAACAGCTCTGCATCTTATCGCTACGCTTCCAGAAGCAGAGAGAGCTCAACAGCTTGAGCGGATAGAGCAAGGTGACAATCCGACTGTGAGGGAGTTGCAAGAGGTCAAGCGCCAGCTTAACCTTGCCAAATCCGAAAATGAAGATTTACGGGAGAAAAATGAGCGACTAGCTGAGCAGGCGTTGAAAGGGATGGAGACAAAGACGATTGAAAAAGAGGTTGTAAAAGAGGTGGAAGTCACCCCTGCTGACTATGACTCTACCAAATCTTTAAACCAAACTTTGATGGCCAAAAATCAGGAGCTAAGCAAGGAAAATCAGGCTCTTGAAGAAGAGCTGGAGGAGCTGAAAGCCAAGGGCAATATTAGTCAGGAGATGGGGGATCTTATCAGACAGCGCCAAGGGAAAATCCAAGGGCTGGAAAAGCAAATCTCTGACTACAAGGATGTGCTTAATCTGATACGAGCTGGTGACGAATTTTTGAATAAAATGGCCAGTCTCATCTATACAGATGACAAGAAATTTAGAAATGCTGATTCGGTCATCGGACTTGAAATTGACAGCATGGTAAATCGGCTCTTGACTTTTGTAAATGATCTACAAAAGCTGAGAGGACGCAATCAAGATGTAATCGAAGGAGAAATTGTATGAGCAATGCTACAGGGATGCTTCCGGCAAATATGACCAAGGAAGATGTGATGATCGCGATGTTGACGACGCAAAAGGAGCAAAATCAGCGCTTAGACACGATGGAGAGCAAGGTTGACTATCTGGAGAATGAGCAACCTATCCATCCGGGAGTCGCTAACATCCTGCTGAAAAAGCGCAGGGCTAGAGTAGTCGAATGTTTGGGCGGGAAAGCCAGCAGAGCCTATCAGGATAGGAAGTTTGCTCAGGCGGTCTTTAAGGAGGCAGAGTTAGACTTTAAAGGTTACTTTAATGTGCCGAACTATGCTATGCTCCCGAAAAAGCATGAGCTGGCCGCTATGACTTACTGGGATAATTGGCAGCCATCCAACAATACTAAGTTGGGCATCGAGGCTCGGAACGGTCAAATGGTCATGGACTTGATCTCGTGAGGTGGCTATGGAAACAATGGATACAATGCGATTGCCACCTTTGATGTCTGACGACATGGCACGGATGTTTATCCGACAACAGGTAGACATCATCAGGGAGGAAGTCAGACGCGAAATTGAGCAAGAAAAACTCCCTTTGAATCAAAAGGAGTTGATGGATATGTTTGGCTTTGATGCTAAATATCTTAAATACTTACTTAGCTTAGGGCTAAAAAGAAGAAAGCAAGGCCGCGATTGGAAGTATGACCTTGCTGACGTCTATGAAATACTTGAACTTGCGAAAGAGCATTTTATCGGCTATCAGCCGAAGAAATAAGCAAGAAGTATTTTATTTGATTATAACATAAAAGGAGAAAAATTATGAGTAAAATCATACAAATTAACACAGCTAAAAAGTTATCCCAAGAATCTAAAAAGAAATTATCAAAACTTATCATCGACGAACTTATCAAACAAATCAATCTTTACATCAGAGAAAGCGCAAGTAATGGTTATGGTAAAGTTCGCTTTGACTTTCAGGACCTGCGAAATTCTACTTCTGATATAACTTGGAATCTAAACTTCCCTACTAAAGAACAGGTGAGTGAAGTCTTGCAAAATTTCAAAGATGGCGGGTATATCGTGAAAGAAGAAGATACTCTACTAACAAGATGGTATGAAGTTATTTGGGAGGTGGAAGATGAGCATTAAAGACGATATTTATCGTTTAAAGCACGAAAATTGGAGGGCGAGAAATTCGATTGCTAACTTGCAATTGACTTTGTTGGCGCTTTGTGGCGGTCTCTTGATGTTACTGGTAGTCTTGGCTAAGACTAATATCGACCGTGAGCATCATCTAAAAGAGCTACAGTATCAAATCAATGATAACCGCGATAGCATACGGAGAAATGCTGTGCGGATCGTCCATCTGGAGCAGGAAGATCGGATTATTAGGGAGAGGATTGAAAGTGATGAGTGAGTTTCTAGGAAGCACGATGATGATTGTCTTTTTCTTCTTGGCTGGCACGCTTGGTTGTTACGTTGACCAGCGAAAAGCCGAAAAAAAGCGAAAAGAAGAAGAAATGCTTAATATGCAGGCTCTCTATGTGCTGTGGATGCAGGAGCAGGCTCTTTGTGAGGCTGCTGAAAAGATGGCAGAGGAGCGGAAGCATTGTACGCCTTCGTTTAGGTATTAGGTGGTTTGTATGAAATTTTTAGATTTATTTGCTGGCATCGGCGGCTTCCGTCTTGGAATGGAGTCAGCCGGGCATGAATGTATAGGATTTTGCGAAATAGACAAATTTGCAAGAGCTAGCTACAAAGCTATACACGATACGAAAGGAGAAATAGAACTACATGACATCACAGCAGTATCAGATGAGTCTATTCGAAGAATCGGACGTGTGGACATTATCTGTGGAGGATTTCCGTGCCAGGCTTTCAGCATTGCAGGAAACAGACGAGGTTTTGAAGATACACGAGGAACTTTGTTTTTTGAGATTGCACGGTTCGCATCTATTCTCAGACCTAAATATCTATTGCTTGAGAACGTCAAAGGACTCCTCAACCATGACGGAGGAGCTACATTTGAAACCATCCTCGGAGCCTTGGATGAATTGGGGTACAATGTGGAATGGCAAATCCTTAACAGCAAGGATTTTGGAGTACCCCAAAACAGAGAACGGGTGTTCATTGTTGGACATCTTAGAGGAGAATGTACCAGAAGAGTTTTTCCTCTCTCAAAAAGTGGCCGGCAAGCTAATTCAATCAAAAAACAGTACAGCAATACCATTACAACCAGATACGGCAACTCACAAGGAGCAGGGGCGTACATTGTTGAAAGTAAATCGCAGAAAGTAAGGTCTATCGGAAACATCCATCCTTCAGGAAATGGGATGAATGGAGAGGTTTATGAATCAACTGGATTAGCTCCCACACTCACAACCAACAAGGGAGAGGGGCAAAAGATAGCCATACCTGTTTTAACACCTGATTGCACGGATAAACGACAAAATGGGCGCAGGTGTAAGTCTAACGGAGAACCTATGTTTACTTTGACTACGCAAGATAAGCATGGAATTTTAATCGCGGGGAAATTGCCTGGAAATCATGACCAAAACTCAAGAGTATATGATACAAATGGACTAGCTCCCACTCTACCCACAATGCAAGGTGGTGGGCAAGAACCTAAAATCATTCAACGTGCTCACGGTTATAATCAAGGCGGAGAACATGACATCGCTCCTACTCTGACTAGCAATAGCTATCAAGAGAATAACCTGGTCAAAGTTGTAGACTTTTACAACAAAATCACAAAAGATGAGGTTGGAACATTAACATCAAGTGGGGGAGGTAGCACTGTTCGAGCTGGAAGTTTTGGAATCACCGATGGCTATCGTATTCGCAAACTAACACCTCGTGAGTGCTGGAGGTTACAAGGTTTTCCTGATTGGGCGTTTGATAAAGCGCAAGAGGTCAATAGTAACAGCCAACTTTACAAGCAAGCAGGAAACAGCGTGACAGTCAATGTTATTGCTGCTATCGCAAGGGAATTAAAATAAAAAAAGGAGAAAATATGACTAAAACATTAACATTACAAGAAAAGGTTGAGGAATGGTTTATCAACCGCAATTTGCACGAGGCTAATCCCGTGAAGCAGTTTCAAAAGCTGATGGAAGAAACTGGGGAGCTCTATGCTGGGATTGCTAAAGGTAAGCCAGACTTGACCAAAGACTCTTTGGGAGATATGCAGGTCGTGCTGATTGGCATTGAGCAGCAAATCAAAAATGGGGCTCAAATCGAAGCGAGTCCGCAAGATATGGAGCTTCTTCTTTTGGCTTCGAGTCTTGGGAGCATGGCACAAAAAATTCATAAGCACATCATGCACAATGAGACGCAGACACCGCTGGTTCGGCCTGAGCTTGTTTCACTGCATTCATCTATCCACGCTATCGCGATCCACAATCTGACCACAGCTAATGATTGTCTGGCGCTTGCCTACGACGAAATCAAGGACCGAAAAGGTAAGCTGATTGATGGAATCTGGGTGAAAGAGGAGGATTTGAAATGAAATTTTTGCCATTTTTATCCATAATTGTAATTTTGCTAGCTCTCGTGTTAGCAGGAGCAATCAAAATCAACCGGCTCAATAAGAGGATCGAGCAACTTGAAGCTAGAAAATTGATTACTATTCATAGGGCTGATAACGCTGGTGGCTCAATGGATGTGCTTGGAAAAATCACTGATAAAGAGGTGATTGAGGGGAAATACACGGTTACGGTTGGCGGTTACGGGAAATTCTTGGTTACTCAAGAGCAGTACGAGTTTATCAAGGTCGGTGACCCAATACCAGATTATTTAAAAGGAGTTGGAAGATAATGGTTGCGTGCGAATTTAGTACAGATGGCAAAACTTGGAAAAAACTGGGGAATGAAACAGTGACAGAGTTACATGATAGCGTAAATAATCCAAAACACTATCAAGGGAGATATGGCTTGGAGTCAATCAATGTCCTCAGAAATTTTATGACATCGGAACAGCTCAAGGGATTTTATCTTGGTAATGCTTTGAAATATCAGCTGCGCCATCAAAAGAAAAACGGGCTTGAAGATTTGAAGAAAGCTCGTAAAAATCTGGATTGGCTGATTGAAGAGGTGGAAAAAGATGAATAATGAAAAAGTATATATAGAGGGCTATGTAGTTGGCTTTACGGCGGATACAACGGGAACCAGAGAAAAGCAAATCCAAGTATCAAGCGGAGAAATTGTAAGTATAGACGAAGGTTTCATCCACAAATCGATTGCGCCAGAAAAGGTCAAAATTCCGCAGTGTGTGGCAGATTGGATTAAGGTAGCGAAACCCGTCTACTCTTTATCTGGTGCTATGGTTTATGGAAGTCCGGGAGTCAATAAGTGGCTAGAGAGCTGGGACAACCAAGACCTCTTCGCTCGTGCTTGGCTTGACGGCTATGAGGTCGAGAAAGAAGCAAAATATACGGTTAAGATTAAAGTTACTAAACAATACCTATGCAATGATGAAATAGGACCACATTTTAGTCCGAGTTTTAGAACTAATTTCACAAAATCTAATCTTGAAGAGTTAGGCTTTGGCTGGGTTTTCTTTTGCGAGGGTGTAGAAGTCGAGGAGGTGCTATGAAACGACCTGAACGATACCCTTATACACGAAGTCAATGGGTTGAAGAAACTGCTGATTTTTACACATATGAAAACAACCTTTATTACACAAGGCATATTTTAGCAAATAGGCTTACAGGAGAAATCAAGAATAAGGAGACATCAGATGCAACAAAAATTTAGAGCATGGGATAAAGAGACGCAAACCATGAATGGCATGGCAGAAATTTACAGAAACAAAAAGCAAGAAATAGAATTGCATCCTAGAGATGAACATATTATTCTCATGCAGTCAACAGGTCTCTTCGACAAGAACGGTCAGGAGATTTTCGAGGGCGATGTCATTCTTTGGAGTTATTGGGATGAATTTGAAGATAGCGGTAGAGCAAAGATTATCTTTGATAAAGGTATGTTTAAACTACTAGATATCCGAACAGGAAAAGAAGTTTGGGATAATCTATTTGATTGCCTTGAAAATTGTGATGTGTATTTTCAAGGCAACATCTACGAAAATCCAGAACTTTTGGAGGGAATTTGATGACGGTAAAAGAATTCAGAGAGAAATTAAACGAATTCGATGATGATCTGATAATAGAAGTCATCTTGACAGAAGTAGAACCGTACGAATTGCTTTCGGAAGTTGATGAACGTGGATGTGTTTCCATTCATTCTGAAGAAGGGAGATATTTTGATTTTCATCTAGGAAATTTGGGAAAATTAATAATTGAGGGGGAAGGATTTTGATTAACAATGTTGTACTTGTGGGACGTATGACCCGCGATGCTGAACTTCACTATACACAGCAAAACCTAGCAGTCGCAACCTTTACTCTGGCTGTTAATCGCAACTTTAAAAATCAAAGTGGTGAGCGAGAAGCGGACTTTATCAATTGTGTTATCTGGCGCCAGCAGGCAGAAAATCTTGCTAATTGGGCGAAAAAAGGTGCTCTGATCGGAATTACTGGTCGCATTCAGACTCGTAACTACGACAATCAGCAAGGTCAGCGTGTCTATGTCACAGAAGTTGTTGCGGATGGTTTCCAACTTTTAGAGAGTCGTGCAACTCGCGAAGGTCAGTCTTCAGGTAGCTCATCCGACCAAGCACCGAATTTTTCTCGCGATGAAAGCCCATTCGGCAATTCAAACCCGATGGACATCTCAGACGATGATTTACCGTTTTAAGGAGACAATATGATTGAAGATGTATTCAAATTATTAAGCTTTTTTCCAGATGCTTTTATAAATAGTGAAAAAGAATTGATTTTGATTCCAAAAATAAATTTATTTTTCCAGCTAAACGATGTCCAAAATAGACGAGACTTGATTTATAAATTACTTGCTTGGTGTAGTCATGATTTTTCAAATTCTAAAAAAGCTCTGAGCCGATTAAACAGGTTTTTAAAAACAAATTTTGAGACGCACGAAATGGAATATATTTATAAAAAAAATAGGAAACGGTGCAAACAAAGATTTGGCTTATAAATTCATTGACAGCGATTTTGACATGGAGGTTTTAGATGACTAAACTGATAGGCTTCGGTCGTTGCCTTGGAAAAACGACAATGGCTATTTTAGAGAGTCATGCGACTGGTAGCAGGATTTTAGTTGCTACTCAAAAAATGGCAGAAAACACCTTTAAGATGGCGCAGGAATTGGGCTATGCGATACCTTATCCAATTTGTGTTAATGATTTGGTTCGTACTCCTCATGCGTACTCAAGAGAAGAACACCTCATCATTGATAATGTTGAAATGGTGTTGAGGGAGATGCTTCACAACAAGATTGATACAATCACCTTTGACAATCGTGCGATTGACCCTGAAGACCGCTATCTCGAAGAAATCAGTACCTTAAAGCAAGAAGTAGATGCTTGTTACAAGGAGAAGACTGAACTTTATCAGGATATACATGATAAGGCTGAGCACATTGAGCGGATCAAGCGCAGCAATATCGAGCTCACGCAAGCTCTCTCAGATACTATCTATACTGATATGCGGGCTAAAGCACGATATAGACAGCAGGGGCGCAAATGGCGAGCGAGGTAGAAAGGGGGATACAAAATGAAACTAAAATACAGGGACTTACATATTATCAAGCATGCTTTGCAGCACTACATCTGTCGAGATAATCCTCAAGAAGGAGATTTGCTGCAGGAGGAAAATTTATTAAACAAAGTCAAGGAAGAAATCAACTGGTTTAAAGAAAATATCATCAAATCAGGAGGAGATTATGGCACAAAGGAGGATGTTTAGTAAGAAAATAACAGATACGGACAAATTCTTGGAAATGCCATTGTCAACTCAAGCTCTATACTTTCACTTAAATATGGGTGCTGACGATGATGGATTTGTTGATCGACCAAAGACAATCCAGCGGACTGTTGGGGCAAGTGATGATGATTTGAAGATTTTATTAGCTAAAAACTTCATTATCTCTTCTGACACTGGGATTGTGGTTATCAAAGATTGGCGCATCCATAATTATATCCGCAAAGACACCTACCAACCCACGATTTACCAAGAAGAAAAGCTGGCTCTTGAGCCTCAGATGGCTCAACTTCCTAAACCGTCCACGAGCCGTCCACGAAAAGTTGACGCAGGTAAGGATAGGATAGATAAGGATAGGATAGGTAAGGATAGGGAAGATAAGGATAATATATCAGCTCCTTCTGATGTAAATATTTTGCAATTATTTCAGGTGGAGTTCCGACGAATGCTATCAGGTTTTGAAATCGAAGAAATCAATCATCTGATAGCAGAAAATAATCAAGAATTGGTGGTTGAAGCTTTGAAATTAGCAATCCAAAATGGAAAACCTAATATCAAATATATATCTGGCATCTTGCGAAATTGGGAAAATGCAAATGTGACCACAGTAGAGCAAGCTAGAAATATAAGCAAGGCATCCAAAAAACAACGACAAAAGAAGGAGACTGAAGAAGAATGGGGATTTTAGAAATGATTGCTGCGTTTGAGCACTTATACTACCCTTTATCAAACCAGATGAGGGAGCTTTTGCAAAAAGCGAGCTTGGAAGTGGTTAGTCAAAAGCTAGCAGATATGGCTAGCTGGTATGATGCTGGGGGAGTCTTAACATGGTAGTCAATCCTTTTGCTGCTCTGCTGGCTTTGCAAGCAGAAAACACCTCAGAAATCTGCGAGAAGCACAATATCCCGAAAATCAGAATCTTTAGGAGCGGAAATATCGTCTGCTCGGCTTGTGAGAGTGAGAAAATCGGAGCTGAAAACCAAAAGCTGGTAGATGACTTTGCAGTTGCAGACAAGGAAAACAAGCGACAGTTTTACTTAAACAAGTTTTCTTTGTTTGACGAGGTACTGGCCAATGCTACATTGGATAATTTTGATACACCAACAACTGCAGAAGCTCAGAAACTTTCTGCGGCAGAGGGTTTCTGCTCGGAGTGGATTGATGGCAAACGAAATAATATCATTTTTGTTGGCAATCCAGGCACTGGGAAAAGTCATTTGGCTTTCGGAATTATTAAACGTGCGTCTGAAATGACCAAAGAATTTGCCATTTTCATGAATGTGGCTGACTTATTTAGCATCTTGAAGAAGGATTTCTCGCAAGAGTTCTATATCCTTGAGCAGATTTCTAAAGCTAAATTTTTGGTTTTGGATGATTTGGGAATGGAAAATAATACTGAGTGGACTTATCGCGTCCTGTATTCGATTCTCAACAATCGCTCAAATACCCTTGTCACAACAAATATGAGCGCGGATAAAATCGAAGAGCGGTACGGTAGACCTTTCCTCGACCGAATCATGAAAGGCGTGGACAAAGAACACGTCCTGAAATTTGAGGATTTGAAGAGTAAGAGGAGGGTTTATTTTTAAGAATGTTTGTTTTAAAACAGGCAAATCGTAAGACAAAGCCTTATCTGATGACCGTGAGCTTTGACTCAACTGGAATCAAAGCTTCATTTTCGGAAGAAGATAAGGCCATGCGATTTGTCAGTAGTGGGGCCGCTGTGCAGGTCTCGCATGCGTTATTCAATGCTTACGGGCAGTTTTATCCAATGGAATTGGATAGATGAGGAAAGGTGGTAGGTTATATTAGTGAATTTTTAAATATGGACTGCTTACCTGCTATGAAAGAATATCCTGATAATTTTTTCGACTTAGCAATTGTTGATCCACCATATTTTTCAGGACCTGAGAAAAGGAGATACTACGGAAGAAAGACCAGTCCAATAGGTGTCAAAAGATTGTATGGCGAAACTTCTGAATGGGAAGTGCCTGATAATGAATATTTTGATGAATTATTTAGAATATCTAAACATCAAATTATTTGGGGAGTGAATTATTTCGACTATTCTTTCGGGGCTGGACGTATTGTCTGGGATAAAGTAAATGGAGAGTCTAGCTTCTCTGATTGTGAGATAGCATATTGCAGTTTTCACGATAGCGTGAGACTATTCCGCTATATGTGGAATGGCATGATGCAAGGAAAATCAATATCGGAGGGTCACATTCAGCAAGGCAATAAAAGGCTAAACGAAAAGAGGATACATCCAACCCAAAAACCAGTGAATTTATATCGCTGGCTTATTCAAAAATATGCAAAGGAAGGATACAAGATACTGGACACGCATGTTGGTTCAGCAAGTAGCTTAATAGCATTTGAAGAAGTTGGATTGGAATATATTGGATTTGAAAAAGATGAACAAATCTTTAAATCTGCACTAGCTAGATTAGAAGGTTACAAATCGCAACTAAAATTATTTTGAGAAATGAGGAAAGATTATGAAATTTAAAAAATTGATTGCAATTGTATTTATGGCGTTGACTTTGATTATACTTGGAGCCTGCGAAAGCGAAAGTACAAAGGTCTCACATAATGTTAGCCAAGAAGCAGACAATTTTAATGTTGTGCGACGGGTAGCAGTGATCAATACTCGAACTGACAAAATTGAATTTGAAGTGATTGGCCGTATTTCTGTTGAGACAGAAGCGAATGATGGCAAGCGCCTTGAAATTTTGGTTGAAACGGCAAAAGGGGTGTATAAGAAGCACATGGTAAATTTGACTGGTTGGAATATGTATGTCGTTGAGGATCTTGAGGGCGCAGAAGTCAACCAGTATAAATACGAGGTCAACTATATGCCAGAAAGTATTATTCCGTTTGAAATCACAAGTAAAAAGTAGGAGAAAATACATGAAGAAAAGAAATGCTGAAAATTTTAGTGAGAGTGCAGCTGGTTGTTTTGTTGGGTTGGCAGCAGGCATCACTCTGATATTTACCTCGGCTTGTATCGTGCAATATGGCTGGAATGAGATTGTGACTACAATTGTTTCAGTTGATAAGATTACTATCTGGCAGGCACTTGGTCTAGATGTACTCATGACTTTTATAACTGCTAACTCAAGAGATGATAATAGAACTTTCAAGGAAAAAGTGATTTCTGTTATTAGTTATCAAATCACTGTACTTGTGATTCTGCTCTTAGCTAGCTATTTTATAAAATGACAAAAATGAAAGGATATAAAAGTGCGTATAACAGAAACAGACCTAAATGCTCTGGATAACAAATTACTAAGATACTCTAGTATCAATCGTGAAATTGCTTTAAGGCGTGAAGAATTGACATTTCCTCACAAAGAGGGAATCAGCGTTGGCAGTAAGGGCAACACTGTATCTAGGCCAACAGAGACAGCAGTCCTAAAACTTGATAGTGATGTCAAACTGAGAAACTTAATCTTGTTTAAGGACACGGTTGAAGCATTGCTTGAAGAGCTTGACGAAGAGCAAAAGAAGATTTTTTATCTGCGCTGGATGAACGCAGCCTCTATCTTTTACTATACTTGGGAAGAAATTGGCGAGCAACTGCACTTTAGCAGAAAAACCATTTATAGGAAGCGCAGAGTGATTTTGGAAAAATTTGCTCAGCTTCAATAAAAAATAAGATGACACAAAAAACGCTTTTTGTGTCACGAATTTGATGATATTATGATAGCATGCAGATTGTGAATGATTTGCAAAGCTGAAATTTTATAGAATCTCCTTAGAAAGGGCGCAGTGATGCGTTCCTTTTTGTTTACAAAAAATAGAAAGGCGGTGAGGTTATGTGGCAGTTGTAGAACCAATCAGAAATCGGGACGATGTTAGATTGATGATGGAGTGGTTGACACTACATAGCGCGGTCAAAGAGTCAGATCGACAGCGTAACCTCATGCTGTTTCTGGCTGGAGTTAATCTTGGTTTTCGGATTGGCGATATTGTCAAGCTCAAGGTCAAGCACGTCAAAGGTTGGCATGTCCAGATCGTGGACGAAAAGACTGACAAGCCAACCAAACGAAAGATGCCAAAGAAATTTAAAGTCGCAATGCGAAAGTATATCGAGAACAAGAAAGATGAAGACTATCTTTTCCCGAGCAGAAACGGCAAGCACCAGCATATCAAACCAAACACAGCCTATAAGATTATCAAGCGAGCTGCTGAAGAGGTTGGCCTAGAAAACATAGCGACTCATTCGATGAGAAAAACATTCGGGCTGTTTATGTATGAGCAAACCAAGGATGTCGCTTTAATAATGGACCTACTCAACCACTCAAGCCAGAGTATATCACTAAGATATATCGGGAAAAATCAGGATTCACAAGACAGAGCCATGACGAAATTTCAAGGCTTTTAATTTTTTATTTTACTATCAATTCATTGTTTTGAGGTTATGATGATTTCATTTCACACATGCAAGATAAACGCTTGATAAATCTGGATTAAAACTCATGTAACGAATTCATTAGAATATATAAAACAAGGAATTGGAACTATAAAAATAAAGGAGTTTACAAAGTTATGAAAAATATTCTCAAAAGAGTATTTGCTAAAAGAAACATCAAGAAAAGACCAGTAGGAAATATTAGTCTTTTTGTTGAAATAGAAAATATTTCAGAACTTAAAGAACTAACTCAAGAATGTTGTGAAGCTATTGAACATTTGAATAATTGCATTGATAAGCTAAACAAATTTGAAATCAAAGCATCAACATCATTGACTGATGATTGATGCGTCTACTCGAGAAGAACGCAGAGAGTTTTATAATTCTAGCGATTGGAAAAGACTCCGCAAGCAAGCGCTCGAACGAGATCATCACGAATGTGTTTGGTGCAGAGACGAAGGTCGAGTCACGATTGATAGTCTAGAGGTTGACCACATCAAGGAGCTAGAGTTTCATCCTGAGCTAGCTCTGGATCTTGATAATCTCAGGACTCTTTGTAAAGAATGTCACAATAAACGTCATGGACGTTTTCAATTTCGAAAATCTCAAAAAATGCAAGAGAAAAATTTTCGGTCGGATGAATGGTGGGGGATTTAAGATACCCCCCGGTCAAAAAAATCGCAATAAAATCTCGTTTTGGGAACCGGTGGATGGGGTCAACTGTCCAAATTTTTAGCAAAATTTCAAAGGGGGTGGGGGGTAATGGAGGAATACTCAGAAAAAAATATAAAAGAATTAGAAAATCAGCTACTTTCTAAAATCGGTTATTTTAGTCCGAGGAAAAAAGATGCGGTGGCATACGAAAAAGTGAATCGTTATATTTATCTCGTCAGATTGTTGTACGAGCTGAAGGCTCGTCTCAACGAGGACGGTTTGGTTATTACGGTTCACAATGGCCAGCAAAGATTTCAAAAGGCGAACTCGCTCATCAAGGAAATCAATTCTACCAGCAATCAGCTTCTGGCTATTGAGCGGTCGTTTGATTTTGATGTGGAAAATTCGCCGGTCGAGAAGAAACCTGCTGGAAGTGATTTACTATGATCTCTCATCCGTTAGTTGATGAATACATCGATATGGCTGAGCGTGGAGAAATTATTGTCAACCAAGAGAGAAAGTTGCTGTTTAAAATCATCAGGGAGAAGATTTATCCTCGGGATGATCTTTATTTTGATAATGACTTGATTGAGAAGTTCATTCGGTTTGCGGAAAAGAACTTTTTCCCTTTAGCTAAGTACCAGCTTTTCTTGACTCCATTTATTTTTCTTTTTCGGAAGGAGGATGGAGAGCCCCAGTTTGATGAAATTCTGCTGACTTTGGCTCGTGGTGGTGGTAAGAATGGTTTTATGTCTGCGAGAGACGCTTTTTTTATCAGTCCTATCTATCCAATCAGAGATTATGATGTGACCATCACTGCCAACTCAGAGAAGCAAGGCAAGGTTTCTTTTGAGGAAGTGTATGAGACGGTTCAGCGTCGTGGTCTTGAGGATCATTTTTATCTGACGAAGATGTCTATCACAGGTCGAGCGAATAACTCGGTCTTTTCTTTTCGGACGAATAATCCGAAAACCATGGACTCTGCTCGTGATGGTTGTCTTGAGTTTGACGAGATTCACCAGTTTGAAGATGATAAGGCTGTGAAAGTGCAGCGGTCTGGTCTCGGTAAGATTGCTCATGCTCGGACTTTCTACAACGGGACGAATGGATATGTCCGTGAGGGATTTTATGACAAGATGATTGATAAATCCATGCAAATCCTGAATGGAGAGCTTGATGATTTTCGGCTCTTTCCTTTTATCTGCAAGCTGGATAGTGCGGATGAAGTGGATGATATGAGGAACTGGTCAAAAGCCAATCCGATGTTGGATGAAAGCACTCCTTACGCTAAAAGGTTACTTGCAAGAACCAAGGCTGACTATGATGACCTTGAGCTGGAGCCTTCCGGGCGTCAGGAATTTATGACAAAACGGATGAATCTACCTGAAGCAGACCTTGAAAAGGATGTGACGACTCGCGAGAAGCTGCTGGCTTGTCTGCGGTCACCGGGCATCGACTTAAAGGGTCGGTCTTGTGTGGCTGGGTTTGACTATGCGAGCATCCGAGACTTTGCGAGTGTTGGTTTGCTATTTAAGCATGGCGATGATTTCATCTGGAAGCAGCACTCGTTTGCTCGTAAGGCATTTTTAAAAGCATTTAAGCTAAAAGCTCCCATCAATGAATGGGCGGACAAAGGGCTATTTACGATTGTGGACGGTCCTAGTATTGATCCTCGCTTGCTGGTCGCAAAGCTGACTGAATGGAGTGAGGTCTATAATATCGAGCTTGTCTGTGCAGATGGTTTTCGGATGGATTTGCTGAAACCGCTATTGGAAGAGGCTGGCTTTGAGCATGAGTTTCTGAGAAATCCCGGAGCGATTCAATCGAAAGTGGCTCCATTCATCGAGGATGGCTTCGCAAATGAGCGCTTTATCTTTGAAGACGACCACTCTATGCTTTGGTACACGGATAATACTTATGTCAAAGAGGATAGGGATGGCAATAAGCGATTCTTAAAGAAAGAGCCTGTGCGTCGGAAAACGGATGGCTTCCATGCCTTTATCGCTGCGCTCTATAAGCGGGAATTAGTACAAGAAACAAACGTTGGTGAGTTTCTTGATGTGATTAGCAATTGGGAATTTTAAAGAGGTGATAAAGATGAACAAACGAATTAAGAAGAAAAAGCGTTTTGAACTGGAAATCCAGAAACTTCAAACAGATTTTTGTGTGCTGAGTCGTGAAAATATGGATTTGGATAAAAAATTGGCGGAGTACAAGACTGAACTGAACACATTGCGTCAGGCTCAGCAACGGCACGAAACTATATGCGGTGAAAATGTCCAGACGACAAATGAAAAATTTAGCAGTATCAGACAAGAGCTGGAGCAGCTAAAGAAGCCGTTTTGGAAACGGTAATCATTTGGGTGGGTGGTTGGCAAAATAATTTAGAAAGGAGGGGAGATTGTGGGCTGGCTTGATATTTTTAAGGCTCGCAAGGAAATCATCACTGGCTTTGACTTTGATGATTTAGAGCGGATTTTCGGGAGCTTGTATCTCAAAAGCTTGGCCGTGGACAAATCGGCAGAGTTTGTGGCTCGTATCTTTGCGAAGTCTGAATTTCGCTACATGGTCCAAGGGAAACATGTGCATTCCAACTGGGACTATCTTTTAAATGTCCGACCAAATCGGAATGAGTCCGCTTCAGAGTTTTGGCAAAAGGTGATTTATCGCCTATTGACTAAAAATGAAGTGCTTATCTTTTTGTCAGATGACGATCAGCTGCTAGTTGCGGATAGCTTTAGTCGGAAACGATATGCGGTCTATGATGATACTTTTGAAATGGTATCTGTGCGAGACTATACGTTTCAGCGTAAGTTTGCTATGAGCGATGTGATTTTCTTGCAGTACAACAACAACCGACTGCAAGAATACATCAGTGACTTATTTGCTGACTATGAGAAACTACATAGTCGCTTGGTAGAGGCCTTGGGTCGTAACAATCAGATTCGGGGGATTCTTAATACCAAAACTAACGGGACCTTTAACGAGGAAAGGCTTCAGCAGATGAAGGACTATGCTGATGGTCTTTTTAAGTCTTTTACCACAAAAACTGTGGCTATCGTTCCAGCTCAAAATGGGCTGGACTACACCGAGTTGACAAACACGGTTGGTACATCAAACTTGTCTGTGGATGAGATTAAAAAACTCCGAAGGCAATTTGATGATGAGGTTGCCGATATACTGGGTATTCCTACGGCGCTATTGCATGGAGATATGGCCAACCTGGCCAACAGTCAGAAGATGTTTACTAGCTATTGCTTTGAATCGCTGGTAAAGAAAGTATCTGATGGACTCAATCATGCCATAGTCGGTCGTGACGGCTATTCTGGCCAGCGGTCATTTGCGATTGTCGGCGAAGGTCAGCGGGATAAGTTCGCTTTGGCGGAAAACATTGATAAGCTAATCTCCTCTGGTGCAATGCTAATCAATGAAGTTCGGGAAGAGTTAGGGCTCGAGGCTGTGCCTTGGGGCAATAAACCTGTCATGACGAAGAACTATCAGATTGGTGAGGAAATAGAGGAAGGAGGTGAGAAAGAAGATGAAGGTAATTCCGATTAAGGGTACGATTGTATCAAACAATGACAGATGGCTTTACGATTGGCTTGAGTGGGATGCAACTGCTCCGAAAGATGTCGTCCTTCCTGAAAGTGGTGAACCGATTGAGGTTCATATCAATTCGGGTGGAGGAGATGTTTATGCTGGTAGTGAAATCTATACTGCTCTACGCTCGTATCCTGGTACCGTGACTGTGAAGATTGTCGGTATTGCAGCAAGCGCAGCAAGTGTGATTGCAATGGCAGGAGATACGGTTGAAATCAGTCCGACTGCCCAAATCATGATCCACAATGTTTCAACACAAGTGAATGGTGACCATAACACTCTGCTTCATGAGGCCGGGGTATTAGAAGGTTTTAACAAATCTATTGCTAGTGCTTATGTTCATAAGACTGGTAAGGCTCTTGATGACTTGCTTGGATTAATGAACAAGACTACTTGGTTTGATGCTGAATCAGCTTTGAACCATGGATTTGTAGACAAGATTATGTTTACAAACGAAGTCGCTCCGACTTTGGTTGCGAGTGAAACTCCTATGATCCCAAGTGATTTTATCGAGAAAATGAGGTCAGCAATGACACCGGATATTGATAAAATCGCTAAACTGGTAGCTGAAAAGCTAGAAGCTAAACTGCCAGATGTACAAATCGACAAAGAGGCTTTCGAAAATAGTGAATTTCTACAGAAGAGATTCAATCTTCAAGAAAGCCTAGAAAATAACACAGACAAGGCTGTTCCTAAAGGGTTCGGTCGTTTTGCATTTTAAGAAAGGAAATTTTAAAAATGGGAATGAAATTATCAGATGAATTTAAAACAGCTCGTCAGAACTTTCTGGATGCTGTTACAAACAATGAACCTGCTGAAAAGCAAGGGGAACTTTACGAAAAGATGCTTGATGCCATTATGGATGAAGCCAAGAAAACAGCTCGTGAGGAAGTTGATGGTCTAGTGGCAGCAAGTCCACTTGATGAAAAATTATCGCTTCGTGAGCGGGAATATTTTAACAACTTAGAAAAGAAAGCCCCAGACAAGATCGAAAAATTCTTTCCACAGGAAACTGTTGACCGTATCTTTGAAGATATGGTGCAAGCTCATCCATTGCTTGAGCATATCGGACTTCGCAACGGTGGCCCTCGTCTGAAATTCCTGACCTCAAATACGACAGGTGTGGCAGCTTGGGGCAAAATCAATGACGAAATCAAGGGTCAATTGACTGCTGAATTTGGCGAAGAAGAAGCCATCCAGAACAAACTAACCGCCTTTGTGGTACTTCCAAAGGATACAGAAAAATTTGGTCCAGGCTGGCTCTACTCTTTCGTCTCAACTCAGCTGACAGAAGCCTTTGCTGTTGCACTTGAAGCGGCATTTTTGAATGGCGATGGCGATGAAAAACCAATTGGCTTGTCTCGTACCTTGACAGGAACGGTTGCGGCAGGAAAAACAACCTATAGTGCTAAGACTTCATCCGGTGATGTAACCCTTGGCTCTAAAGGTAAGACTACTGAAGAAAAGGCCAATATCGCTCTTAAGGAATTTAAGGAAATCTACAAGTACCATGCGACTAAGTCAAATGGCAAGCCAGTCGTGACCCGTGGCAACATGGTCATTGTAGTAAATACCAGTGATGAGCTTGATTTCACCACACAATTTACCACTTTGAACAGTCTCGGGGTATTTGTCACTAACCTGCCATTTAACCCTATCGTCGTGCCGTCAGTAGCGCAGGAAGCTGGTAAAATCACTACTTTTGTCAAGGGTCGTTATGATGCCATCCTTGGAGGAGGTATTGAATTTGGTAATTTTGACCAAACTTTGGCACTTGATGACTTAAATCTCTATACAGGGAAGCAGTTTGCCTACGGGAAACCACATGATGAGAAAACGGCTGCTGTGTGGGAATTGAAACTGAAATAGGCGGTGATGGCCTATGGAAGAGGCAAAAGAACTTCATCGACTCCTCAATGCTTTTAAGGAGCGGATGAGGATTTTTCATAGTGGAGAGGACGCGAACCTCTCACGAATGCTCGAAAGCTCTGAGGCGGCTATCCACAGCTTGGTGGGAAGCAAGGACACTAGCGATCCACGAGTGAGAGAGCTGGTGATAGAGCGTGCACGATATGCCTATAATGACCAAGTTGAATTTTTCTACGGGAATTTTCAAGGGGATTTGATGGCATTGTCACTAGAAAATTACAAACCGGAGGAAAAAAATGATTAAGGTCTTAGAAGAATTTTATGACTTAGAAACTGGGGATCTTCGTCAAGCGGGGACAGAATTTGAAGCGACAAAAGAACGCTTCGATGAATTGAACGAAGCTTTACCTGGCTATGTCGAATGGGTCGAGCCAAAAGAAGATGGCACTAAATCTAAAGCAAAAGGGAAAAAGGATGAAGTAGCTGCTAAGGATGAGCTACCAATCTAATCGCCCTCACTATCGCTACAAGAAGCCTGAAGCGACAAATGGCGACCTAAGAACCCCCGTCACTTTCTATACTTCAAAAGTGGCGGAGGGACTTGACGGTCGTGATGTCAGCCATGAAAAGGTCTTCCATACGATGGGACAGGTCTACTCTCCTAGCATGAAAGATATCGAAATCGCAACGGGTAAAGCGATGAAAGCTAAAATGACTGTTAAAATCCGTGATCCGCTATCTGACTATCAGCCTGATAATCGCCATTTTGTAGAAGTGGGAGATATCCGCCTGAAAGACAAAAAGTGGCAAATTATTGATGTGCGTCCTGATTATGATAATCGGGATTTTTTGATCGTCGTAATCGGAGGTGGTCGCGATGTCTAGCGGGGCTAATGTGAGAGGTCTTGAAGAAGTCCTGCGGAATATGGAGGCTAAGCTGGGACCTGAAAAAGTAAGGCGGGTAACTAGTCGAGCCTTGAAAGGCGCTGCTGAAGAGACTCTGGAAGATTTCAAGGAGGCTTTAGCGGTCTACAAGCGTACTGGAGAGACTATCGAGAGTGCGACTGTTGGACGCGTCACTGGTGCGATGGAAGGTGTACCGACTGTCAAATTAGGTTTTGGCGCTGGCTCTCGTTGGCGCTTGGTGCACTTGAACGAGCTAGGCTATGCTAGAAATCCTCATCCTCGAGGCTTTGGTGTGATCCGTCGCTTTTCGGAAGCTAACGGTCAAAAATACAAGTATCGTGTAGCAAGTAGATTGAAGATAGAGGGGTTTAGATAGTGGTCAAAGATAAACTTGAGGAACTCTATAATGCCTTGACGGCAGATGAGGAACTAGCTGGTGTCTGTATCAAGTCCTTTAATAGACCGGAGTCTTTGGGAGAGGATGAGACGAGTATCGTTATCATCCCGCTGGGGCCACCGATGCAGACGGCTCATGGAAGCAATACAAGTCTAGCCAAGGTTTTTCTCTATCAGGTCAATGTAGAGTCGGTGGATCGTGTGGAGTGTAAGAAACTCCAAAGGAAAATTGAGAAGATTTTTGAGGAAAAAGGCTTTTACCAGATCGCAGGTGATCTGGATAGCTGGCTTCCTGAAATTAAGCGCTATGTCGATGTTCGCACCTATCGAGGTGTGAGCAGACTGTATGAAGAATACTAGAAAGAAGGAAACGGAATGAAAGTAAAAGGAACTGCAATTGTAGGATTGAAATCCGTAACGGTTCGTGTACATGATGGAAAAGCACCATCAGTTGGTGAAAATCTCTTTACACTGGAAGGTAAAGAAAATGAAGGGGCTGCACAGACGGCAAAAGTATCTGGTCTGTCCGTCGACCCAACCAAAACGTTTGGTAGTAATATTGCTTATCACGTCAATAATCGCGGGGTTGGCGACTTGAAGGTAGAATTCGGGCTGTTAGATGTGCCTTTAGCTCTTTATGTTAGTGCTTTAGGCTATGGAAATGATGATGGCCTATACTACTTTGGCACAGACACTGTTGCAAAAAATGTATCCATTCTCATCGAAAGTAATACAGCTGATGGTGAACCTGCCTACTATGGTTTTTACAAAGGCCAACTTTCTATGGATGCGATTGATTTTGAATCGCTCAAGGATAAGGCAGAAGAACTTGCTCCTACAAATGTGACCTTTGCTGCGACCGCTAGCACAGATACCGCAACTAATGGACGTTATGGCGCAATGGTGTATGGGTCAGATACTGAGAAGCTGAAGAAACTTAAAAGCCAACTTAAGATTTTACCAGCTGCGTAAGGAAGGGGCGAGAGCCCTTTTCTCTTTTTTTAGAAAGGAAAATCTATGTCGAAAGTACAATTTACAATCAAAAATGAAAAAGGTGAAGATGTCCTGAAAACGAGTAAGGAAATCACCACCAAAGATTATCGTGATTATCTGGTCTTAAACGACTCATTGACTGATGACTTGAGCGATGTTGAGAAGTTGGATAAGCAGTTAAACTTTATTGCTTCGCTCTTTGAAGATGTGACGGTAGAGCAGTTGCTTGAGTTTACAGACTTTGGTCAAATCGTTGCCATCTTTGCTGATATCTACACTCATTTGGTGGGTGATGTGGACCCAAAGGGGAAAGCTTAAAGCCCGGTGAAGCTTTAAAGCGGTTTTATAGCTTTGTCAAAAAAGCTACAGAAGGCCCTTACGGCATGAGTGTCCGTGATATCATGGAGACGAGCTGGGAGGACTTGATGGGGGTGCTGGACACTACAGAAACCGCTGATAAAGAAGAAGTCATGGATTTGGCGGATTTTTTAGGAACAATATAGCAGGAGGAAACTAAATGGCAGGTGGAACACCTTTAGGCCAAATGTATGTTGAGCTAGGGTTGGACGTGTCTAAGTTTAATCCTACGCTAAATGGGGCGAAAAACGCCGTGAAGTATTTCCAGAGCAATGTACGAGCTTTGGATAGCTCTCTGAAAAATAATGGAAAAAATGCTGACTTACTACAAGCGAAGTACAAGACTTTAGGACAGGCGATTGATGCTCAACGCAAGGTCTTGGACGAGATGAAGAAAGGCTTTGATAAGCTAGAACCCGGTACAGCTCGGTTTGACAAGGCTGCCGCAGAGATTGAGAGAGAAAATGCCAAGCTAGCCGCAATGGAAGGTCAACTCCGAAAAGTGGAGCAGGCTTTGATCGCTGTTGGTCGAGAGAATAGCTTTGCCGGTAGGCTCAACAAAATAGGTGATAGTCTACTAACAAACGGTGAGCGTATCAAAACGTTTGGTAAGAATGTATCTGATGTTGGCGGCAAGCTAACGACAGGGGTTACTGCTCCTTTAGTAGCTGGCGCAGGGCTTGTGGTCAAAGCCGCAATGGACTATGAGTCAGCCTTTGCTGGTGTTAAAAAGACGGTGGATGAGACGGCCACAGTGTCGTATGCGAAACTGTCTAGTGGTATTCGGCAGATGGCTAAGGAATTGCCTGCAAGCGCAGTCCAAATCGCTAACGTAGCGGAAGTAGCTGGTCAGCTGGGAATCAAGACGGAAGATATCTTGAAGTTTTCTCGTACCATGATTGATATGGGCGAGTCAACCAACTTGAGCGCTGAAGAGGCGGCAACTGCTATTGCTAAGGTCGCTAACATTATGGGCTTGAGTTCGGACGATTACTCACGCTTCGGAGCCTCTGTGGTTGACCTCGGCAATAACTTTGCGACGACTGAAAAAGATATCGTTGAGATGACCAATCGTCTAGCTGCGGGTGGTCGTTTAGCTGGTCTGACAGCTCCAGATATCCTTGGTCTAGCAACAGCTATGAGCTCAGTTGGTATCGAAGCTGAAGCGGGTGGTACTGCCATGACTCAAACGCTGACAGCTATCGGAAATGCGGTATCTCTGACTGGAAAAGGCGCAGCTGAAAAACTAGAGCTGATTGCCAATACGGCAGGCATGACCTCAGAGCAATTCCAGCAAGCATGGAAAGAAAAGCCTGTCCAAGCGCTGCAAGCATTTATCAAAGGTCTAGAAAATGCTCACAAGAGCGGAGAGAATGTCAATGGCATTCTTGATGATCTGGATATGAAGGGCATTCGTCAAAGTAACATGCTGAAATCTCTGGCTTTAGCCTCAGATAAGATGACATCAGCAGTTGATCGCTCAAATAGTGCTTGGAAGAAAAATACAGCTTTGACTGAAGAAGCAAGCAAGCGCTACGCGACCACTGAATCACAATTCAAAATGTTTAAGAATCAAATCACGGACATTGCGATTGAGTTTGGTGGACCTTTGCTTAAAGCTATGCGAGATGGATTGCAAGCTGCTAAACCATGGATTCAAAATTTGGCGGATATGGCTAAGGCTTTTAGCAATATGAGCACTGAGCAACAGCAGAACATTATCAAATGGGGCTTGCTTGCTGCTGGTGCTGGTCCAGCTCTTACTATATTTGGTAAGGGGATTGGACTTATCGGTAGTTTTACCAAAGGTCTTGGCTGGCTGACAAAAGGACTCAGCAAGGCAGCAGGCGGGGCATCTATCCTGCATAAGACTTTCCAAGCTTTTCGGACTACTGGCAACTTAACGGAGGCTTTTCAATCTGCGACCAGTGGAGCAACTGCTTTGAGTAGTGCGACAGCTACAGCAACTACTGGAGCTACAGCCTTGAGCGGAGCCACTACTTCGGCATCTGGCTCGGCTGGGATCCTTGGAAAGGCTATGGTTGCTCTAGGGGGACCAGTAGGTCTTATGATTGGAGGCATCGGCTTAGCGGCGGCTGGCTTGGTCTATCTCGGAAACGAGAAAGACAAGGCTCGAATCAAAGCGGAAGAATTTGGTACGCAGCTGAGTGAAACAGCTCGTAGTGATTTGCGTAGCTTCCAAAAGGTAGTTGATGAGACCAGTAATACAGTCGCTAACTTTGGAACTCATGCTGGTGATGCTGACAAAGTAGCAGGATCTTTTAAAAAGCTTTATGAAGAAGTGGTTAGCTCTGCTGATAAAGCTAATAAGCGCCTACAAGAACTGGCCGATAAATGGGGCATAAGCCCTGAACAAGTGGCAAAAGCTCAGGAATACAACAACCAAATGGTGACTAACACTGAGGCGATGATGAATCAAATCAATGATATCTATCAACGCCACAACGGTGATGCTAGCAAGTTTTCCAAAGAAGAAAAAGAAATTGTCCTTAATAATCAAAGAGAGATGATTACTGCTAGGCTGGAGCTTATGAACCTATCCGCTAAAGAGCAGAAGGCTGCTCTGCAGGCTCTGAACGGAGAAATCTTTAGCTTAAATGAGACTCAGCTCAAGCACTCAAGAGAGAGCCTAGAAAAGGCTATGAAAGAAGAAAATAGCCTCTACAAAGAGTCTAAAGCAGAGCTGAAAGAGATGCTCAGCTCTAAATTGCTCACAAGGCAGGAATACAATGCCAAAATGAAGCAACTCGAGAGCGAGCACAATCAGACTATGGAAGGTCTGGCAACGAAATATCTGGAAGTCATGAAGACTCTGGATGATAAGGTCAAACTGCGGACAGGGCAGAGCTGGAACTATTGGGAAGAAGCGAAAAAGCTCCTCGAAGAGTACGGCTTGTCCTATGAAGAAATTGGGGAGAAAGCCTCTAAAGCTGCTAAAGAAGCAGGAAACTCACACAGCATCCTTGCTAAATATAGTAGTGAGATGTCAGCCACGACTAAGGAGGCAAATGATGCCTGGTCTCTTTTAGTTGGAAATATCAACAAAAACAACCAATTCGAGGTTAAATCTAACGTCAAGGAAGTCATTGGCGAAGCTGTGAAGTCTGCTGAGGGCTGGGAGCAATTGAAGTTTATTGCTAAAGAGGCAGAGCTTAACTCTAATGCTCGGGCGACGATCGCGGAAGCTCTGGTAGAGTCTGGCAAGTGGGCAGAAATGTCTCTGGAAGAAAAGAAAATCATTGTCCAAAATCAAGCTGGATTGCAGGCCATTTTTGATAGCCAGCAACATCTAGCAATCTGGAATAGTCTACCCGCCGAAACCAAGCAACTCCTGATGAATAATCAGGATGTGATGAACAAGGCAGATGTGGCTAAGCAGGCTTTGGAAAACTACAATAAGCTGACTCCGCAGCAGAAGGAACTGCTGGCCAGAGATGAGGAGTTTCAAAAGGCGGTTTCTCGCTCTACGGAGACTTTGAAAAACTGGGATATGGCTAATCCATTCCCTAAAGATTTGTTGGTAAATGGTGATAATGCCCTTTTAAATACAGGGCTAAGCATCGCAAAGCTGGATATGTGGAATCAGGCTGCCACTCCGACGAAGGAGCTGAAAGGTGATTCGACCTCGGCTGTGGTGGAAATTGGTAAGGCAATTGGAGCGGCTTGGAATTTTAATAACTTGACCGTGCCTACGAAAAATCTGAACGGTGACTCTACTTCGGCAGTAGTAGAGGTCGGCAAGGCCATTGGTGCAGTTAATAACTTTAACGGCACGATTGCCCCGACTAAACCGCTACCGTCTGATGCCACACCAACCCAAAATGCGTCAAGTCAAGCAATTGGAGCGGTTAATAGCTTTAATAATACTTTAGCTCCAACCAAGCTACTTACAGGAGACCCTAACTCTGTCCTTGGCGCATCCAGTCAAGGTATCGGTGGATTGAATAGCTTCAATAGCACGCCTACGCCGACCAAGCACCTTACCGCTGTTGACAACACGTCTGGGGTTGCTTGGGGAGTCATTGGAGCCCTTAACAGCATTCCACGAACAGTCACGACAGTCATTCAGACTGTTAGAAAATGGATTGGATTGGAGAAAGGGACCAACTATCATGAAGGCGGCCCTGCCATGGTCAATGACCAGCGAGGCGGGACTTATCGAGAGTTGATTCGCTTTCCAAATGGCGAAACCTTCATCCCAGAAGGTCGTAACGTCCTAATGGACTTGCCACGAGGGACAAAGGTATTCCCAGCCTATAAGACCAAGCGTCTGATGCGTAACATGGGAATCCCTAAGTATGCTGCTGGTGTCGGGATTCCGAGTGATGCGAAATTTCTCCGTGAAATGGAGCAGGCAAGCAAATCTATCGTGGTGCAGTCTTCTACGACCCAAAATGTGGTAGATATGGATAAAGTGGTTTCTGAGATCGCTATTCTGAGGGCGAGTTTGGAAAGTCTTTTGAGGGCTATCCTCGAAAAACCGTCAGAAATCACGCTAGATGGCGAGTCTATCGCACAAAACAGCTACAGAAGACAAGCTAGAATCATGGCAAGGGAGGGGATCTGATGTACTACATGATTATCAATAATTTTAATACTTCGACGCTCTCAAATTGCTATGTGACTGATTTTGGTAAGGCACAAACGGCAACACCGAGAGCGACGGAGAAGGTGGTCATCCATGGAGCTAACGGCTCTGAATCTATCCTTGACGGAGCCTACGAGAGCTATGAACGGACATTTACTTTCTATGTGCCTAAAATGCTAGACATTTCAACGATTGTGGAGAAATTTCAGCCGAAGTTTAATGTGATTGAGCTTGGATATCAGCCTGGTTCATTTTTTTATGCGGATTTTTTAGAGGCTTCCTACAGTCCTAACGGACCGCATGCTTGGACGCTTGAAATCAAGCTTGAAATGCAGCCTTTTCGGTACGAAAAAAATGCGCAGGATGTGGTATTGACTGGTAATGGCACTGTGACCAATACAGGAACCGTCTACTCCGAGCCTGTCATTACATTGGAAGGTTCCGGTGATGTCTCTCTGACTATCGGTCAACAGACCATGCACTTGACGCTAGATACAAAGGCAACGATTGTGTGCCAGCACAAGCGGCAGAATGTCTATGATAAAAATGGGAATATCAAGAATACTCTACGAAAACGAGGACCATTCTTTGAAATCCCTGTCGGGCGGTCTGGTGTGTCTGTGTCAGGCAATATCCGAAAAATCACAATTAAAGGGAATTGGAGGTATAAGGTTTGATTTATTTAAAAGATGGAAACACTCCTTTAAATGAAGCTTGTGCTGATGAAATATACCAAGAAGGCAACAGCACCTATCAACTGACCTTTAAATACCCCCTCAGTAGTGATAAATGGAAGTTGCTGAAAGAAGAGACTGAGATTATAGCAGATGATTTGCATGGTGAGCAAGAGTTTACCATCTTTGAAGTCGTCAAAGAGCAAGGCTATATCACAGTATATGCAAATCAAATAGCGACACTACTCAAATACCACTCTATCAGCTCTATCAATGTTGATAGGGCGGCTGGGAATGTGGTGATGACCGCACTAGCTGGGGCAATCCTGAGAGATTGTCCTTTTAGCTTTTATTCTGATATCACTGAGAAGCATACTTTTAATGCAGCTAATATCTCAGTGATGGACGCTCTAATCAAAGAGAAACACTCTATCGTTGGTCAATGGGGCGGTGACTTGGTGCGCGACAAGTATCAAGTGAGTCTGCTAAAAAATGGAGGCTCTGAGACTGAGGCTCTTTTTATGTACAAAAAGAACATGAGAAGTCCTCAACAGACTACCTCGACCAAAGAGCTGCGGACACGCATTCACTTTCGGAAGAAAATCGAGGTCGGAGAGGGAGATAATAGGAAAGAGCAGTGGCTGAGAGTCACTGTAGACAGCCCTCTTATCAGCAAGTACAAGCATATCTATGAGGATGATATGGAGGTCACTGACGAAGATGTCAAGGACCTTGCTAGCCTGACTAAGTATGGTGAGCAATACTATCGGACGACCTTGTGCGATATGATCGAGGACAGCTTGGAGCTTGATGTGGCAGGTATCGGTGATGTGGCGGTCAAGATATTTGATATCGCAAGTGTGTATCATGAGCAATTTGAGATTGATGTCCGCAAGAAAATCACCAAGTATCGCTACTCTCCGATGGGGAAAAGGCTGAAATCGGTAGGATTTGGAACTATCCAGCAAACGCTGGGAGGGGCTTTACATGCTATGGTCAGTGACTCGGTCAAGGCTGAGACTGCAACCATTGAGCAGGACTTTGAGATCAAACTCGAGAAAGAGTTGAAAAACGCTGATAAAGTCTTTGACCAGAAGATGAACCAGATGGAGCAGAGCCTATCTGATGAAATCGAACAAGCAAGAGCCAAGGCTGAAGAAGTCAAAGCAGCAATGACCGAGCAGCTGAATCTGAAAATAAACCAGAGTAAGAGCGAGGTCACAGAGCATCTGAAGTCAGACTTTGATAGGAAGCTGGCCACTGCTCAAAATGATCTAGCAGGTGTCAGGACAAACCTGACGCAGGCTCAGAGTCAGTTATCTGGTAGCATCAGCCAAATCAAGGCTGATATTGGCGCTATACGCACCAAGCAGAGCCAAGCTGAAACCGAAATCAGCAAGCAAGTCTCAGCGCTCAACCAGACCAAGGTTGAGCTGGCTGGGGTCAAAACGAACCTGACGCAGGCTCAAAACCAGCTATCTGACAATATCAGTCAAATCCAGTCTGATATTGCTGCTATCAGAGGCAAGCAATCCCAAGCTGATAATGAGCTGGTTAAGCAAGTGCAGTCGATCAATCAGGCAAAATCAGATCTGACTGGTGTCAAAACCGACCTAACACAAGCTCAGAGTCAGTTGAATAGCAATATCAGTCAAATCCGCTCGGATGTTGGCTCTATCCGCACCAAGCAAGGCCAGCACGAAACCGAGATAGCAAAGCAAGTGCAGGCGCTAAATGCGACAAAAACTGAGCTTGCGGGCGTGAAATATGCTCAGGCAACGTTTGAGCAGACGACCACTCGCAGGCTGGCAGAGCTGACTAATCTGGCAGATGGCAAGGCCAGCAAGTCGGAGCTCACTCAGACTGCTCAGGAATTGAGTAGTCGGATTGCGAGTGTGGAGGTTGGCGGAGTCAATCTGCTTAAAGGCACCAAAGACTTTAGCGGGTCTTGGGTCAATGTACATCAATGGACCAGAGAGACCGAGAAGTACAAAGGTCTGACAGTCATGAGCCGTGCCGGCTCGTGGCTCGGGCTTTCGCAACCTTTTGAAGCCAAAAAAGGCGAAACGTACACTTTCAGCTTTTACTGCAAAAGCAACACCGAAAATGACCGAGCAAATGTATATTTTGTGCATAATTCGACGAGTCCACAAGCTATAGCATCGCCAACCGTATCTTCAATGGTGATTTCGAATGAATGGCAGCGATTTTCAGTGACTTTTAAAATCACAGAATCAGGCTTTATCTTGCCACGAATTGAGCGATTTAACACTGATAATCGTGTATATGTGGCTGGACTCAAGCTTGAGCACGGCACAATTGCGACTGATTACAGCGAGAATCCCGAAGATGTTGATGGACGTGTCTCGACAGTGGAGTCCAGCTTTAAACAGCGCGCTGATTTGCTTGAGGCTGGTGTAGCGCGCTTAACGGAGGGGCTCAAGACCAAGGCCGATAGCAGCGCTTTGACTGTGCTATCGGATAGCATCAAGCAGTCAGTCAAGAGCTTAGAAACCGACACGGATAACAAGCTTGCACAAAAGCTCAGCACAGCTGAGTTTGAGGTGCGAGCGTCTGGCATTAGACAAGAAATCGTCAATGCCACGAAAGACAAGGCCGACAAGACCTTGGTCATGGCCGAGGCTGGACGGTTGAGGGAGGAGCTAGCAAACTTGTCGGTTGGTGAAAACCTCTTTATCAACTCGGAATTTAAAAATCTGAGAGATAGCGGACAGCGCTACGCAGCAAATGGTAAAACGTACCAAAACATGATTGCGCCGTATTGGTACAATCCATACAATGCAGGTCTACCGAATGCTCAAAATATCCAGCATGGGTACTTTGATACAAGCATGTCAAGTGACACTGTCTTTGCATTTGACGAGAGCGACGGCTCTCGTCACTGGAAAGCATTGTCAACTGATTTTAAAATCGGAGTCATCACGGCTGGAGAGTATTACTTTTCGGCCGATTTGTATGCGGCAGGTCTTGGAACGTATATCGTAGTAGGTTTTTACTATCATGACGCAAGCGGAAGAATGAATTTTTACTCCGGACGAAAAAGAATTGATGTTAACGAAAAAGGTCGTTGGACTAGATTAGGAATCGACTTAAATGTCAATAGTGACATTGACCTTACCAAAAAAGTCCAATTTTATATTTACGGGTATAATTTTGCTAGCAACTCAATTTTGTATCTTAAAAAGCCCAAAGTTTCAAAAGGTCGCTTAAAAAGCGATTGGAGCCCAGCGCTTGAAGACACCGAAAGCCTCATCACAGAGGCCAAGGCAGTCTTCGAGCGGACAGCTCAAGGCTTACGGACAGACTTGGCAGCTGTCCAAGCCTACGTCAGCGCAGACAGTACGAGAGCGGAAGCTCTGCGGACATATAGTCGCGAAGAGACTGCACGTCAGCTGACAGCTGAGCGCAAGCTCATCGAGTCTGGCTACGTCGCCAAAGCTCAGCACACAGAGGACGTGCGAGGGCTGACAAGGCGGTTTGAGGAGTTGAATTCGGGCGGACCTAATCTTGTCTCAAACGGTGCTACAGAGCTTGGTCTCAAGGATTGGTCTGCAAATGGCAAACTTACAGCAAACCGCAAGCACCCGTTTTTGAAAAACGGCACAGCTACAATGTTTGTCTTAGACACAACCGAGTCAACTATCGCATTTATGCAGCAAAATCAGTACAATGCGCTGAAGCGAAATACCGATTACACGTTATCGTTTACTGCATTTGCGTCAAGCAACGTATCGGGTTTTCGGGCGCTAGTCGGTCTATTATCCAACACAGACCACGCCTGGAAGAAGACCCTGCATACATACACCAAAAGTCTATCATCAACCCAAGCTGAGCGCATCACGGTCCAGTTTAATAGCGGTGATTATGATGGGTTCGCTTTGCGGTTTGATAACATGGGCTCTAGCAACGGTCGCAGTGCAACCGTCTGGATCAGCGAGATTGATGTCTATGAGGGCGCGATGAAGCGGCCCTATCAGCCGTCTCCTGTGAATGGCCAAAGCTACGCAGATACCAAGCTAGCCGAATACAAGCAGGGCATAGATGGCCAACTGGCCAACGTGCAATCCACCCTTAATACGGCCAATAGCTCGCTGACGAGCTTTAATACGTGGAAACAATCAGCGCAGGAAACGCTGAATAAGGTCGGCAGGGTCGAGACGGGGCTTAACGAGACTAAGACTAGTCTGGCTGAGTTTAAGCGGACGGCTGAAGGCCAGCTGACCACGATTGCTCAGCAAGTAGCTGGGAAGGCTAGCCAGACCGAATTTAAACAAAAGGCTGACTCGCTCGAAGCTGGAGTGAACCGCTTGACCGAGGGGCTTAAGACCAAGGCCGACAGCAGCGCCTTAAACCTGCTCTCAGATAGGATATTAGCCTCAGTCAAGTCGCTCGAAACTGGCATGGATAACAAGCTGGACTCAAAATTGAGCACAGCTGAGTTTGAGGTGCGAGCGTCTGGAATCCGTCAGGAAATCCTGAATGCGACCAAGGACAAGGCTGATAAGACCTTGGTCACGGCTGAGGCTGGGAAGCTGCGTGAGGAGCTGGCCAGCTTGGCGGTTGGTGGACGGAATCTTGCCTTAGGAACAAGCAAAGAATGGTCTACGCCTTTTACAAACTTTTCGGGGAACCCGAATATTTGTCCTCAACTCTACAAGGTTTTGACCGACGGCTTGCAAGTTGGCGATACATTGAGGTCTAAGATCATACTCAAGTACACTGATGTACGACCTGCTACTGGCAAAACTGCGACCGTTTGGTTACAGGGCAACGGAAACGTGACCGGTTGGACAGCTGGGGCTTATAATGGCAGTCCTGCCAAAACCCTTAGCGGAAGCGGAGAAATCACATTCGAGCACTCCTTTAAAATCACCGAAAATCATCTGAAGAATGCCCACTGGAATTGGATGTTTAGAACCGATTTTATCGCGAGTGGATCACTCCAATGGAAACTTGCAAAGGTTGAGAGCGGGTCAGTGTTTACAAATTGGTCTCCTGCTCCCGAAGACACTGAGGGCCTCATCACAGAGGCTAAGGCTACCTTCGAGCGGACAGCTCAAGGGTTGCGGACAGACTTGTCGGCTGTGCAGGCTTATGTCAACGCTGACGGTACACGCTCAGAAGCTCTGCGGACCTACAGTCGCGAAGAGACCGCCCGTCAACTGACTGCAGAGCGCAAGCTCATTGAGTCTGGCTATGTGGGCAAGGCGCAGCACACAGAGGACGTGCGGAGCATAAGCAGACGCTTTGAGGAGCTGAAGACCAGCTCTGAGACGAAGCTGGCAGAGTATCGCCAGACAATTGAGGGGCAGTTCGCGACTATGTCCAGTAAAATTGGCGAAAGCCTAAAGAAAACCGATATCAGTATCACACCCGGGCAAATCATCCTTGGTACCGGTAAGGTGGTCAACGGTCAGACTTTGGCTAGTCTTTTCGTTCAAAATCCGGAAAGCATGCAGGCCATCACAAAGCTCATGCGGATCACGGGTGATTTAATCGTGGATGGCTCTATCACTGGCCATGACTTGGCCGCAGGAGCTATCACAACACCTCATCTGGCTGCAGGCGCAGTGACAGCTGAAGTGCTAGGGGCTAATGCCGTGACGGCTGATAAGGTCAAGGCGGATGATGCCCTGCTCGAAAAGCTAACGGCGGGCGAGGCTCTGCTTAGGAAGCTGATGGCAAAAGATGCCTTTATCAATAGGCTGCAATCCATTGACTTTACGGCTGAGCAGGTCAAAGGTGGGATGATTAAAGCCTTAAACGGTGCCTTGAAAATTGACTTAAATAATGGTCAATACAACGTCATGACTGACCAAGCGGCCATCAGACGTGTGCTAAATGGGTATCCGAACCAATTTCTGAAGTTTACGAGCGAAACTGAAGGCGGAGCACCAGCCAGTGTAACCGTACTCGGAGCTAACCGTGATGGTACCGAAAACAGCAAAAATGACAGCTTTGCTGGTATCAGATTGTTTAGCGGAAACAAGGTAGAGCGCACTGAAATCATCAGCGACGTTGTAAGATTTGCAACAGGAGCGGTCAACTACAGAGGTTGGGAGATGCGTACGCTGTACGGAAATGATAACAGGCAAGTCATTTTACAGCCGTTTGGCAACGTAACTAGATCAAACATTGTGGCAAATTATTTTAACGGTATTGATCTCGTAAACGTCCTTGAGACCCTAAATCAGATGATGGCCAATCTAGGCAATCACACTGGTAGACATGATATCTTTGGTCCGATACGAGGGCTTGGGGCCAGAAAATATGTGAGATAAAAGGAAAAAATTATGAACGAAAATGTGTATGCTTACATGCTGACTGAATACCAAGATCAGCTAACGAATAAAACTCAATCAGAAATTGAACTGCAAGCTTTGCTCATTATAGAGCGAAGCAAAAGCTCGCTCTTGCAGCAAGAACTCAATAGCTTTAATGCTGTGTTAGCTTCGGACGCAGCATTAAAAGAACTTTTTGACGAAGTAAAAGAAAAATTACAAAAAGAAACATTGGAGGAAGCAAAATGACACTGGAAATCGTAAAAACTACAAAACTTGTAGGCCGTATTAAGATCGACGACACGGTTGTTAAAACAATGACAGCCGATATCGACGACAAGGGTGTGACAACACATAACTCATGGCTTGATAATCCTGAGGTTTACACGACCAATCGTCGCGAAGTGCGAGATCAAGAAGAGGCATTTCAGGATGCGGTATATGCTGCTGAGGATGCGATTATTGCGGAGTTGGGAGCTGGGTCTAAAGAGAAAAAGGGGTGATGAATGCAGGCTAACGTTTTGGAATGGTCACATGGCTTGCGTGACTTAATTGATACGCAGGATGAACTGATTGTGTTTACTTTAGCACTTATCATGGGTGCTATGGCTATTGACTTCCTCACAGGAACTCTGGCCGCTAAGCTCAACCCAAACATTGAATTTCGCAGTAAAGAAGGGATCAACGGAATTATTCGCAAGATTGCTAGTATCGCTTTACTAACTTTCTGCATTCCGCTGTCTATCTTGCTACCTGAAGGAATTGGTCTGGGAGCTCTACAGATACTTTATTTCGGGTATCTGTTTTTTGAGCTAAAATCTATTCTGGAAAATTTCGACAAGCTCGGTATTAACACAACATTTTTTCGAGAGTTTATCGAAAAAATCTCAAGTTCGGGGAAAAATGATAAAAAATAGAATAAAAGAGCAGGCGCTGAAGCTTGCTCTATTTGTTTTTGCTGCGGGCTACTTTTGGCTCGCGGCCTTTGAAAATTTGAAAGGAAAATAATTATGACAAAAGTAACTGATTATGCAGAAGGAAATTTCCGTTTTGGCTTTGGGTCAAAACTCTATCTAGCTCGAAATGAAGAAGCGCAAGTACGAGCTCACATCTCTACACCAACCACTCAACGTTGGGATAACGGGCAATATACCTTGACCGAAAGAATTGCAGAAGGGTTTAAGCCTGCCCATCCTGTAACATTTACAGCTAAAGTGATCTCACAAGGTAAAATCCAACCACAAGCTGCAATTGACTTTGTCTTGATGCCAGACGGTCGTGTGCTGGTCAATGCCAGCAATGTGCGCCAGCTGCCTGCACCGCTGCAAATTGTTGGTGAGGTGACTTACATCATTGATGCTAGCCAGTTTGATAAGTAGGAGGAAAATAATATGACAACAGTAAATGAAGCATTACAAGACTTAGCCGCTTTGGTGGGCTCTGGGACACCTGTTGGGAATGGTGAGTGCTATGCACTCGCTAGCTACTACGAGACCCTCATCAATCCAGACAGCACAGTTGGTCTGGGCGCTGGTGTCGGTTATGTTAGCGGTGCGATTGGTGATACTATCTGCGCTGCAAACATCGGCACAAGCTATGACTGGGAAGCAAATGGCTGGACGGTTGCTAGCGACGGAATCTTGCAGAGTGGTCAAATCTTGACTATTGAAGGAACGAATTGGAACCCATACGGCCACGTCGTGGTCGTTGAAGCCATCGACGGTGATCAATTGGTTGTAATCGAGCAAAACTATGCTGGAGCTCGCTATCCTGTGCGTAATTACTATAGCGCGTCTGATTACCTCCAGACTGTGGCGCACTTCATCACGCCAATGCAGTCAGGTAACGAAATTGCTGAAGAAGCTGCTAGCTTAGCTGACACAAACCAATATGCCGAAAACGGCACAATGACCGTGACTGTGGATGCTATCAATGTCCGCCGTGCTCCTGATACATCAGGAGAGGTAGTGGATCGATACACCAAAGGCCAAAGCTTTAAGTACGATACGGTAATCGTAGATGCTAATGGCTTTGTCTGGGTATCTTATGTCGGCGGAAGTGGTAATCGCAATTATGTAGCAACTGGCCCTACTCAAAACGGTAAGCGTTACGGCGCAGCTTGGGGCACGTTTAAATAAAAAACGCAGCGGAAACTGCGAAAAAAATATCTTTCTTAAATTTTAATCTACCCCGGCCGAAAGGCTGGGGCTTTTTTATATAGTGTTAGATAAATAATTGTCTCTAAACGGAAAATCTAGAAAATGTCCGCTCTGACGGACTTAGGCAGACTGGCAGCGATGTCGGTCTGTTTTTGCCCCAAATCCGCCCCAAAATATTTTTAAAGTTAGTCTGGTTTAACCTAACAGAAAATAAAAAAAGCCTGATTTTTCAGGCTTTTCATTAGGTTGATTCCTGATAAGTCAGGTATTGAAAGGCGGTAGACGGATTTGA